TAACTGGTAAGGCTGCAGAGAGAGGTCATAGACTAGAAGAGAGAAGTACAGCATTAGAAGCAGAAGCTAATGCTCTTACTAGCAAAGCTAATAGCATGAGAGATGAATATGCTATGGAGTCTTTTATTTACCGCAATAAAGGTAACTTTCGTCTTGCTATGGTTTCAAACGAATTAAAATACCTTAAGTACACATATCCAGCAGAATCAAAAGAATTACAGGAAAGAATAGATGCATTAAAAAAAGATGCAGCTCAATATGAAAAAGATTATGGTTCAGGATTCTTAGGTACTAAAGACTGGTTAGGTACTTGGGCAGGAGGTATCATAACTAATGTTGCTATGTTAGTAGGAAATGTAATAGGATTTATTTTAGGTAGAGATGGAATAACATTTGAAGATTTTGCTAAATCAATAGTAACCTTAGTTATCCTGTATTNTACCTGGATGTATGGACCTGAGATGACTGCTGAAGTTATTGGTGTATTAGGAGTTACNGTAACATATACTAGNTTTTATGTAACTATGACNATTCTTGCTGTAATATCATTAGATACTATGTTTGGTGGTAGTGCAGCAATGATTGAGTTTCTTAATATATTTGGTCAAATATTTGATGGACTTGGTCTTAATAAAGGTGATAATATATTTGCTAAATTCTTTGATAGTTTCAAGAAGGATAGTGAATATAATGGATATCTTATTGCTGCTGTACAGATAATATTAGCACTATGTTTAATGCCTAGTTTTGATGCATTTATAGGTAAAGAATTAGCTATGGCAATGACAGTATATTCTGGAGTTAATGCTATCGATTCTACTATAAAGGCTAGAGAAGAATATAAACAACAGAAAGAAGAATACGAAAAGAATTATGCTGAGATGCAAGAAAAAGCTATATCTGCTGAAAGAAATGCTAGACTAGCTAAGTAGATGCAGCATATAGAGAAGGTGATATGCTATCTGATTATACATTCTTCCAACAATTTGCTTCAGGTAAACAATGGATGAACTATAGAAGAGATGGACTATTCTATAGCACTAAAGATAGTCCTAATGATATAATGTTTCAATCTGATTTAATGATGATATTAAATCCAAACCCAAGAACACTAGGAGTAGCATAATGAATGTAGAGTTAAAAAATAAGATATTACTAAATGTAAAGAAAGATTATGAAGCAAGTAAAGTTGCCAAGACAAAAGTAAATGATGCTATTACTAAATGGATTAGAGCATACAATGGAGATCCTTACGGTAATGAAGTTAAAGGTAGAAGTAGTATCGTAATAAAAGATGTAAAGAAAGCAGTCAAGAAGTTATCACCTAGCATAATACAACCATTCCTTGCTAGTGATATTATGATTAAGACTAAGCCTAAAACATTATCATCTCAAGCTACTAGTAGTATGGCTAGTGATGTATTAAATTATCAATACAACAATGAGTTTGACAAATTACATTTCATCAGAACAATAGCTAGTGTATTCCCTAAAGAAGGAACAATAATAGTTAGAACTGGATGGGAATATACAGACGAAAGTAATACCGAGAACTATAAGAATATAACTAAAGAACAATTAGAAATACTTGCTAGTCAAGGATTAGAACTAGGTGATGTAGTTATAAATAAGAATGGATTATTTGATATTGATGTTACCAAGAGAAATATACTAAAGAATAGACCTACTGCTATTGTATGTAAAAATGAAAGTATCTATACTGACCCTACTGCTGAGAAGTTTGATGATTCTAAATTTATTATTCATGAATTTGAAAAGACTCTATCTGATTTAATAAAGATGAATGGAGTATATGATACAGATTCTAATATTGCTGGGATAGAAAGAATGTTGGAATCAGATAAATATTCAGATACTAGTCTTGGTGCTAAAAGATTTACTGATTCAATTACTAATGGTTCAGATGAATCATATAAGTCATCACATAAAGCTAACAAGAAAGTTAAGATATGTGAATATTGGGGAGAGTATGATATAGAAGGTAATGGTGTAGCAGAAGAAGTAGTTATAGCTTGGATTAAAGGTACTGACATAATCCTTAGATGTGAAACTAATCCTTACCCTGATAAAGAAAAACCATTCCTTTCTGAATGCTTTGATTTAGAACCATTCTCTACTTGGGGTAATTCTGTAGCAGATTTAATTGATGATAATCAAAAGATACATACCTCAATAATGAGAGGATTTATAGACAACTTATCTTTGTCAAACAATGGTCAAAAATTCTTTCAGAAAGGTACTGTTGATTATATTAATATGCAGAAGATGTTAAATGGAGAAAAGATAATTGAAGTTAATAACATAGATGGATTTAAAGATGGTAGTTATAACTCTATTCCTCAAGCTAGCTTCCAGGTATATTCTATGCAAGACCAAGAGATAGAACATTTAACTGGATTATCTAGACACCTAGAGGGAATAGATGATGCTACTATAGGTAGAACTTCTAGTGGTATATCTCAAACTATGACTGCAGCTCAAAGACACTTAGTTATTACAGTACAAATAATATCTAACCTGTACAAGAAGATGTTTAATAAATGGCATAAGTACAATCAAGTATTCCTTGATGAAGGACAACTAGTAGAGATAGCTGGTAGTCTTGTTGAGTTAGCTAAGAGAGATATAGCAGGAGAACATACAGTAGAGGTAACAGTTAATGTAGATAGTCTTAATCAACAAAAGGTACAACAAATAAATATGTTATTGCAACAAGGGCAATCATTGGGAGATAGAGTACCTCCTCAAGTATTTCCTATGTTAGTAGCTGAAATCTTTACTTCTTTCGGTAAAGAAGAAATAGCAGAACAAATTAGAGCATATCAACCACAACCAGATCCATTTGCAGAACAAATGAAACAACTAGAACTTATGAAAGCTCAGTTAGAAATTAAGAAGCTAGAAGCTGAAGTAGCTATGACTATGAGCAAAGCTGATAATACTCAAGCTCAAGCTGAACATCATAGAGCTAAGACTTCTGGTACTGATATATCAACATTGTATGCATCAGAGAACATGAGACGAGACAGAGAGAACGAAGAGGTTACTAGAGCTGGTAAGCAAGCAGATATAGACAAAAAGTACAATGATACTGCTATAGCTGCTTATAAGAAGGGTGAGACTATATAATAAAAATATGTTATCATATTGTACATATCTAAAAGGAGAAATAAATGGATGATGCAATGAAAGAATTCGCAGAGGTAATAAACAAAGGTGAAGCAGCTCAAAGACTGCTTAAAAATAAAGATTTCAAAACTATAATTTTAGAGTTATACCTGAAAGAAACAATGACTGGATTGTCTCATAGTCTAGCTACTCAATATAAACCAGAGATGAGACAAGCTATAACAGAACAAATACTAGCTAGAGGACATCTTAATAATTTTATTAATATTGTTATTGACGATGCTAATAGAGCAGTATTAGAACTTAGAGAGATGGAGGCATAGTATGGAAAACTTAGAACAATCTGTAGAACAGACTTCTGAAGAATCAATCATGCTTGAACAAGCTTATGCTGATGCTAAAGCTATGCAAGAAGAATCTAATCTACCTGAAGAAGTAGAAGAAGAATCTACTGTAGAAGAAGACTTATCTGAGTCTGAAGAGATAGTACCTGGAGAGAATAAGTTAGATAACTTATTTAGTGAACCAATAATTCTAAAAGACAGAAAGCTGGAGATACCAGTTAACAATATGGATGAATTAATTTCACTAGCTCAAAAGGGATTAAACTATACTCAAAAGACTCAACAGTTATCATCACAAAAGAATACTGTTGATTATCTAGGTAAACATAATATTAACATGGAAGACTTAGAAGCATTAGCGGCTATTAAGAATGGTGATAAAGAAGCTATTGGTTATTTGGCTAAAAATAATAAGATAGATATTTATGATGTTGACTCTACTGCTACATTCAATCCTAGTGATAATGTCAAGTACTACGAACCTACTGATGTAGATTTAGTAGCTCAAGATATATTACAGAATGAACAAGTATCACAACAGATAACTGAATGGGTATCTAACGATGTATTACCAAATGAATTCCTTGGGCTATTAAGAACTGATGCTAGAGCATTACAAGCATTTGCTGAAGATGTTGATAGTGGAATAGCTCAAAGAATATTACCGGTAGCAGTAAAGAATTATGCTATTAATAAAGGTAATTTTTTAGATAGCTATATAGGAGCAGCTAGACATTTACAGGCTCAAGTAGTACCTGAAGTAAAGAATGCTAGTACTTCTGATAAAGCTAAGGTGTCAATAAGCAGCGGAAGACAATCATCTGCAACGATAGACGATGATGGAGATATTTATGAGAATAATATATCTAACGCTGAATTAATGAGAAGAATACAAATTCAAGCTGATAAGCTTAGAAATTCAAAAGGATAAAAAATGATTACTTATGGAAATATGACTGCGTCAACAAACACAATGACAGGAATGGAGTTCAGTAAATTATATGACCCACTTCACTTACTAAGAGTTACTCAAACTACAATGTTTGATAAATATGCTCAAGCTAGATTTATCCCTGCTAATGCTGGTGTTAAATCAATGTTTGCATTTAGATATAGAAGCTTAAGACCTGCTACAACTCCACTAACTGAAGGTGTATTGCCAACAGAAAGTTCAATTGTTAGAGAGAAAGTTGATTATACTGTTGCTCAGTATGGTTCTTTCATTACTTATACAGATGCATTCGATCAATTCGATGTAGATTCTGTTAAAGGACAATTTGTAGATATTCTTGCAGACCAAGCTGCTCTTACTGCAGATGTTGTAGTTAGAGATGTTATCTCTGCTGGTTCAAGAGTTATCTATGCTGGTGCTGCTACAACAAGAGCTACTGTTATTAGTGGAGCTACTACTATTACTGCTAACGATGTTAAGCTTGCTGTATTAAACTTGAAGAATGCTAAAGCTAAAAAGTATTCAGAGATTAATAGTGGTAGTACTAAAATTGGTTCTACTCCAATCAGAGATGCTTATATCGGTATTGTTCATCCTAATGTTGTTGAAGACTTAAGAGGACTTGCTGGTTGGAAGAATGCTGAAGATTATGCTTATGTAGGTTTAATGGATGGTGAAGTTGGTATGATTGGTGATGTTAGATTTGTTGAAAATACAAACGCTAAACAAATCACTGGTGGTGCTAAAGTAGTTTACATTACTCTTATTATCGGTAAAGATGCTTATACATCTGTATCTGTTAGAGGTAAAGGTGGAACTGAAATGATTTATAAACCACTTAATGCTGGTGGGGTAGAGAATGCTCTAAATCAAAAAGGTTCTATTGGTTGGAAAATGTATGCTGGTGCTAAAATTCTTAATGAATTATTCATGGTAAGACTTGAATCTACTGCTACAAATGATGTTGCTGATTTAATCAGATATGATGACAATACTGCTACAGTAAACGATACTGCTACTATAGAATAGTCATACAGAGTCCTCTTCGGAGGATTCTAGTATGCCTAGAGCATAAAATAAATTAAAGGAATGTTGTAATGACACTTGAAAAATTAAATGAGTTATCATTGATAGAATTAAAACTATCAGCAAAAGAAATTGGTATTAGAGGATATTCTAATGTAAAATCTAAGGATAAGTTAATAGCTTCTATTCTTAGTCATTGTGAAGAATTTGGATTGGAAGAAATTCCTGACTTAGCAGTAACAGAAGAATATGAACCTGTAACTATAAGTAATAGACCTATTCCTATGGCTATTAAAAGAATTAAAGATTTCCCTAGAAAGAAGGTAATTATAGAAAGCAGAGACCCTGAAGTAGCAGATTATCCATTTAGTGTAAATGAATATTCTTGTTATGTTCAAATGGGTAAGCCAGTATTGTTACCTGAACCAGTAATAAAGTTTATTGAAACTATTACTGATGTTTACTATAGAAAAGATTTAGATACTGGATTTCAAAGACATGAAGAACTAAACA